TAAAGAGTTAGAAATGACTCAAATGGTACAAATGCTACAAGCTATTCCTAAAGATTCGCCTGCATTTAATGTCATTTTATTAGCAATGTTCCAAAACTCATCTATTCACAATAGAGATCAAATTGTTAATGCTCTAATGCAGGGCAATCAGCCTAATCCAGAAGAACAACAAATGCAGCAGTTCCATCACGAGTTACAAATGGAGCAAGCTAAAGCTGACATACAGAAAACATTAGCAGAAGCACAAGAAGAACAAGCTAAAGCTATGAAATGGCAATCTGAGGCAATGTTAAATCAACCTAATGAAATAGATTTCCAACAGAAAATACTTAAATTGCAAAAAGAAGCAATTGGGTTAGAAAAAACTGCTGCTGATATAGAAAACAAACGCTCAGAGACAGCTAGGAATATACCTGAAGTAGATCATCTACAATCAGAGACTATATTAAACCTGGCTAAAGCAAGAGAAGCCAGTCAAAAAGTAGCAGTAAATTCAAATATTCAATAAACGATAATCATCAATGGCAAAAGCAGATGACCGTTTTATAGAAGATCGATTAGCAATGATGGAGTCAGAAGGATGGCTCGACCTTATTGCTGATTTAAAAACTATTCAGGAAGGTGTGGTCAATATCGACACAATGACTGATGAAAAGGACCTATGGGAAGCCAAAGGTCAGTTGAACATTTTAAGGTTTTTATTAACTTTAGAAAATTCAACAAAAATCGCAATGGAACAATCTGACAAAGATTAACTCTTTGTAAGACTCCAATTTATCACTTCATAACCCCACAGGGGCGGAGAAACCATGTCAAGTATAGTAGTAGATGAAGCATCTTCAGCGGATGCACCAATAACAAATGAACAGGAACAAGTAACAGAAGCAATAACTGAAGAAGTTACACAAGAGGCACAGGCGGAAGAAACTCCACAACCTGAATCTACCATTCCTGAGAAATTTGCTGGGAAGTCAACGGAAGAATTAGTAGAGATGTACCAAAATGTTGAGAAGATGATGGGCAAGCAAGCCAGCGAAGTTGGTGAGCAACGCAAATTAATTCAAAGCCTAATGGAATCTCAAAACAGAGCAGCAGAAGCTACTCCAAATGTAGAAGAAACTGTTAATTTTGAAGATCAGTTTTATAGTGATCCTGCCGAGGCAGTAAACAAAGCTATAGAAAATCATCCAGAGTTAATAGAAGCAAGACAAGAACGAAAAATCCAGCAACAACAACATCAAGTCGGTGTCCTGGAAAAAGCATACCCAGATTGGCAAGATAGAGTAGCCAATAAAGAGTTTCAAGATTGGGTAGGCTCATCTGAGATACGCACAGAGATGTTTAGAAAAGCCGATAGTGATTATCGACCTGACTATGCTATAGAACTATTCGATATGTTCGACAAAGTCAATATGATTGACAAGACCAAAGAAGTTCAAAAGCAAGAAACAGAGAAAAGAGATAAGGCACTTAAAGCAACTTCAACTGAAACGCGTTCTACTTCAGACTCTATAGGCGGAAAGAAGGTTTACCGTAGATCAGATTTAATCAATCTACAGGTAACAGACCCAAACCGATACGCATCTTTGGCTGATGAAATTCAGTCAGCGTATGCCGAGGGAAGGGTTAAATAATATAATACTATAATAGGAGAAGTAAAATGGCTTTGGGTACAAACCAAGTAACGACTGCCGTAGCTAATAACTTCATCCCCGAGTTGTGGAGTGATGAAGTAATAGGTGCATATAAGTCAAATCTAGTGGTTGCTAACCTAGTTACTAAACTATCTCACAAAGGTAAAAAAGGCGATACTATCTATATCCCTGTACCTGCGAGAGGAAGTGCAAGTGCTAAAGCAGCAAACACACAAGTAACACTATCAGCAGCTACTAACACAAAGGTAACTGTATCTATCGACAAGCATTACGAATATTCAAAGTTGATTGAAGATATTGCAGAAGTGCAGTCTCTAGCATCAATGAGAAAGTTCTACACAGATGATGCTGGCTACGCTTTGGCGAAGCAGGTCGACTCTGACCTTTTTGCACTAGCAGAAGGTTTTCAAGGCGGTACAGTAGGCGGTACTGGTGCATCAGCATATGAAAATGCTGTTATCGGTGGCGATGGTTCTACTGCATATACTGGTAACGCAACAAATGCTTCTGACATCACAGATGCAGGTATTCGTAGAATGCTATTAACTCTTGATGATGCAGATGTGCCGATGGACAACCGTGTATTAATCGTACCACCAATTTGTGCTAATGACATGCTTGGAATCAACAGATTCACAGAGCAGCAGTTTATTGGTTCTGGTGATGCTATCCGTACTGGTAAGATTGGACAAATCTACGGTGTTGATGTTTACATCACATCTAATGCTCCAACTCCTGCTGGTACTGACAGAGCAGGTATGCTTATGCACAAGGATGCTATGGTTCTAGCAGAGCAAGTTGGCGTTCGTTCACAAACACAGTACAAGCAAGAGTACCTCGGAGACTTGTTCACGAGTGATACCATCTATGGAATTGCAGAATTACGCAATGATGCTGCTGTTGCGTTTGTAGTACCAGGTAGTTAATTAAGATGTAGCCCCCTTTAACGAGGGGGTTATTCTAAGTTAATTTAAGTCATATGCAAGACGAAGAAGGCAAACTTGAAATATCTGTAAGGATATTAGGTAACGAAATAATTGGCTTCAAAATGACTGTTGATGATTTCAAAATGAAGTGGATGCTAGTCGGTTTATTTGGCATTAGTATTCTTTCTTGGATTATGGTGCAATTTGCTCCACCACTAATAGAAACTTTTAAATAATGCCTTTTTACGATTTTAAATGCGAACAAAATCATGTAAGTGAAGAATTACGCTCTTATGATGAAATGAAAATGGGTATTGAATGCCCTAAATGTGGCAAACCTGCCCAAAGAATATACTCAATAAACGATGTTAGACCTAGTTATGGATATGAAATGACTAGATTTGCCATGAGAGAAAAGAAAAGACTAAGCAAGGATAAATTTAATGGACATATTTAAAGATACTACAGGCTCAGACTCTACAGATTTGCTTGAAATAGATCGCTTTAAGGCAAAGATACAAGAGATATGGACAAGGATGCTTACTGAGTGTTATTCGCATTATTATGACGAGGATGATGAAGATAGTCCTTCTATGGATGAGTTTATGGAAGCTAATGCTCTTAAATTTGCTAATGATCCTGAACCTGTAACCGAATTAGATACATTAATGGACATGCTAGATGGTCTTATGGATGAGGATGAAGAATTAGAGAGTGTCCAGGCAGATGGTAAAGCACCGACTTATGGCGGTAAACAACTATCTTCTCACAACGAATCAAGCAAAACGGAGAAAACAAATTATGAATATAACCACAAAAGCACAAAAACTCCAAGCGAATCTCGTTCTGGAGTTAAAGGTGGCTCGTATGTGGGTACGCCTACAGGTCAAATCAGCAAAAGAAAAGATGCAAAAGTTATTACAAAGTATTCGCCACTTGTCAAAGAAATCAAAGACGAGTTAATTGCTTTAGCAGAAAGACAAAAGATTGGTCGCAGAAAGATGAGGTTTAGACTCTAATGGCGAGATTGCAATGGAGAAAGCAAAAAACTCTAGCTATGCTTGCCAACAGAAGGCAGTTTCAAAGAGAGTTTGATCCTGATGAATCTACTGCACAAGAAATAGAACTAGAACAAGGTGGTTATCTTGTTATTGAATCTTCACAAGCAAATACACCTAACTACATTATTACGGAGTAAATATGGCAACAACTAAGGTATCAGAATTATCAGCAAAAACTTCACCCTCTGGTAGTGAAGAACTATTAATTAATGATGGTGGCACTTCTAAAAAAATTACTATTGCTAATTTACCAGATACAAATACTACTTATTCTGTAGGTGATGGTGGACTTACTGAAATTAATTTTACTTCTGCTGACAATACTAAGTTAGATGGTATAGAAGCTAGTGCTGATGTAACAGATGCAACTAATGTAACTGCTGCTGGTGCTTTGATGGACTCTGAAGTTACAAACCTTGCACAAGTTAAAGCATTTGACAGTAGTGACTATGCTACTGCTGCTCAAGGTACATTAGCTACAAATGCCCTACCTAAATCTGGCGGTGCAATGACAGGTGCTATTACTACTAACTCAACCTTTGATGGTAGAGATGTAGCAACAGATGGTGCTAAATTAGATGGTATAGCTGCTAGTGCTAATAACTATGTACACCCTAACCATAGTGGTGAAGTTACATCTACAGCAGATGGAGCAACAGTTATTGCAGATAATGTAGTAGATGAAGCTAATCTTAAAATATCAAATACACCTACAAACGGATATGTACTTACAGCACAGTCTGGCAATACAGGTGGTTTAACCTGGGCAGAAATATCGTCTGGTAATACTACAGCAAATGGAATGTGGGAACACGCACACACGATCAGTAGTAACTATAGCATCACAAGTGGCAACAATGCTATAGCTGCTAGTCCAATTACAATTAACTCAGGGGTATCAGTCACAGTACCTACTGGTTCAACTTGGGTGATAGCATAATGGCAAAAGTTAAAATACAAGGCAACGCATCAGGCACAGGGGTACTAACTGTAACTGCTCCTAATACGAGTACAGACAGAACGATTACACTACCTGACTCAACAGATACACTTGCTGTTAATAGTGATGTAACCAATAAGCTACCTTTAGCTGGTGGTACTTTAACAGGTGGATTATCAGGAACTACAGCTTCTTTTACAAGCACAGCAACTTCACCAGTTCAAATTAATGGAACAAGTATTCCTACTTTGACAGTAAGAAATTCAACTACACCTGTTGAGTTGCAAATGAGAGCAACAACAACTACTGGACTTGTTAGAACAGCTACAAATCATCCTCTAGTTTTTGGTGTCAATGCTGCCGAAAAAATGCGTTTAACAAGTGATGGCTTAACATTCAACGGTGACACAGCAGCAGCCAATGCTTTAGACGATTATGAGGAAGGCACTTGGACTCCAGTTTTAGCAGATGCTTCTGGAAATGCTATTGCTGGTTCGCAATCTGGTTTCTATACAAAAATAGGAAGGGCTGTACATTTTGAATTTAATTTAAATGTTGGCTCTCATTCAGGTACAACAGGTGGGAATGAAGCACAAGTTAATGGGTTTCCATTTGCAGTAGCTAATACTATTTATTCCCCGCACACAACTTCTTGTGGCTCTATGGCTTCTAATGTAGGAGATTGTGTAATTTTGCAAATATTTCCCTCTACATCTTACGGAAGATTTTACAAAGACAATTGGAATACAAGTTCACATGTTTCAGTCAAAATTCAAGATTTTGGAACTTCAGGATTTGTGCGTTGTAGTGGAACATATTATACAACTTAATTATTCTAAGTGGATTCTTAGAACGGACATTAATAACAGGAGAATGCAATGGCATTAACAAAAGAAACAGTAGTAGACAAGATTGAAGTATTAGAGATGGGGCAAGTGCAAGTACGCACAGCAACAAGAGTCAAAGAAGATGGAGCAGTATTGTCATCATCATTCCATAGACATGTTGTAGTACCTAGCACTAAGACAGGTGACACTTGGGGTGACACAGACATTAGTGGTGAAGATGCTAGAGTACAGGCAGTAGCTA